GCAACTGATGCACTAAAGTTACTAATGTTACCCGTTAAATCTGGAATATCATTTCTGTCAGAACCAAGTAAGTATAAAGTTGAACTACCACTTGCGTAGTAAGGAACACCTTTAACTAAACCATTATAGATAGAAGAACTAAATATATTTGGTGCGTTCGTGCCCATTAAGAATCTATTAACTGCTTCAACTGAACCACTTTCGGTTGCTGCGAATAGAATAGATGAACCATTGGTTGTCGTTAAATTGGACGAACCTGAGGTTATTATTAATTCACCTTTCTGGAAAGATGAGCTTACTGCCGATATACGTTCTAACGAACCACGTCTGTTTTTAATGATTTGTGCCATATTTTTTTGGGGTTATTCTCTTTACTTTATGTTAGTATTCCGATATAAATATTCATTTTTCTATAAACAATGTAAGAATATGAATATAATTCTATATTTTTTTATTATTAATGTGTTATGTAACTATTAAAACTCTCCTGCGTCCAAATTCGAAGATGTAACAAATAACTCCGTATCGGTTGCAAATGTACTATCAACCGTTGTAGCCATTGTAGAACCTGATGTGAAGTTTGCGTTAAATATTGCTATTACCTGTGCAGAACTACTAATTAATCCAGAAGGTAAACTACCTGCTGGGTTTGAAATATAATCTGATAATTTTCTACCCACATATTGATATGCCGTAATGGTTACAACTTGTCCGTTTGATGGTGCCACTGCCGTTGTTGCAAACTGTATTACTCCTGTTTTATAATCAAAGGTGTAGTTATTTGTTGAAACTTGTGTTCCTGCTACAATTACTTTTGCACCATAACCCGGAGTTGCATCTTCCGTATTTGCGTTTGCTAATGCAGGTACAGAATATTTTGGTGATACAAAGTTTGTTTGTTGAGTTGCATCTATGATTTGTGCACCTATACCACTATTTGAACCAGACGGGTTTAAGAAAAACCAAACCTCATTATTAAGGTCAGATTTAGTTAATGGTTGTCTATACCAATATTTTACAACATCTTGTCCAGCTAAAGAATATATGTTTCCATTTTGTCCACTACCACTAAAAGGTAATGATGCAGTTGGAATTAAATTGGCATCTATATAAATTTCACTAGCATTAATGTCCAATGTAGATGTAAACGCTTCCTGTGCATCCGTATAGGTGTCATGCGTATATCTTCTACTTTGAAGTAATCTAGCCGATTTATATGTATTATTTATTGCTGCCATTTCTATTAACTAAATGTTGTTGTTATTGATGTAACCGGTGCTGGGTCTCCTTTGTATCTTACGATTACATATATGTTAGTATAAGTTGCATTCAATGTCATACCATCACCATTTCTCAAAGGTAAGGTGTAAGTCGTTGTTGATAATGAACCACCGGTATTACCATATAAGTCAAAATTTGCACCGAATGGGTTTTGGCCATCTGTGTTTGCAGTTTTGGTTGCTGTAAAGTTATCCGTTAAGTTAGATGGGTCATATATTCTTGCAGGTGTATAAATTGTATTCTTAGATGATTCAAATAAGATACCCACTGCTACCGAATCGTTTGTTGTTGCTCCCCAATTCACTAATGTTTTTCCTAAGTTTAAAGTCATAGAAGTTTTAGTTCCTGATGTTGTAAATTTACGAATATAATATTTGTAAGTTTTAGTTGCATCTGGGTCACCTAACCAATATCCATAAGTACCACCCGGTTTTACTAAATATCCAGGTTTAACTTGTAAATCGTTTCCGGTTAAGTTATAATAAGCTACCGTAGTTGTTGTTGGAGTTCCGTTAAATGCTAATACATTATCTGCTAATTGAATTCTATAATTTTCTCCGGTAAATGATTCAATCAATGCGGTTGAAGTATCAGCTCCTTGTGTTCTTGTAAAGTATGCCAATGAACCTGATGATATTGGTTGTCCAAAATCTCCTGCGTTATGATAGTTAAATGTATTTACTTTTGAAACCGATGAACCATTATTATAGTTTACACCATTCATTGTTGCTGTCCAAGTTGTTGGAGTAAACGATGTTTGTGTAATATTTGTAATATTTGAACTACCAAATGTATATAATCCATTTAATCTAACTACATCCGTTTCAAATGGAATTGTCGATGTTGTTCTTACTGTTGTATTGGTAGTATCCCATACACCATTTGCAGTTGATATAGTACCACCCGATGTTACAACCGATGTTACACCTGATGTTGCAGTTAACCCCGTACCACTCAATGCAATTGAACCAACTGTTCCGTTATAGAATAATGGGTTGAATAAGTTTGTTATTGAAGATGATATTGAATATGTTGAACCACTTAAATAAGGAGCTCCACTCAATGAACGAGAAACTGCAGATATATAACTTAATGTTGTACTACCCGTTAGTGATGTTTGAACAGGAATGTTTGTTGCTATTTGAGTTAATGGTGCGTAGAATATACCTTCCGTAACTACTATTGGTGTTGTAAATGCAGATGAACCACTTGCAATTGAAATTGATGCGGTTACATCGTAGTATCCACTTATGTTTATAGTAGATGTAGAACCTGTTACATATATTTTTTGTGGTAATACCGATACAAACTTTCCATCTTGATATGCTGCAGGAATTACTGCTGAGTTAGCCGTATTTATTTTTGCTAAAGTCACACCCGTCGTAGTACCTGCTCCTGTTTGAGTTAAAACTACTTGAGATGATGAAGTTTCCGTATCAGTTTTTGTACCATTATCTTTAAATCTATGAGTAAATGAACCACTTACTTTAAATGTTGTTGGTGTACCATTACTTAATAAACCCAATCCAAATAATTGTGCATCTGCCGAAGAAGATACTACTGTAGTTCCTGCTGCAGTTGATGTATAACTAACTTGATAAGTATCTTGTGTATAAATTGGTGTAATACCACTAAAAATAGTAGAACCTGCAGTTGCAAATCCTTTACCATTTAAATAAGTAATTGTTGTATTAGTAGAAGTTTGTGGAATTCTACCTAGTAATGCAGTTCCAGTTGTTGTGTTTGTTGCTGCATCCGTAACTGTACTATATGTTTTTGTATTTGGAGATGCATCTGGTGCTGACGATGATAATAAACCTGCAACAAATCTTAAAATTTCAGATACATTTGTTTCTGAATTAAAGTTATTGAAATAAGAACCATTTAAGTTTGATTGCCATGCATTTGATGATGGAGTACCAACTGTTACATTATCTGGGTCGATTGTTCCACTTACTTTTAAACTACCTGTAATTTCTATATTATTAGTCGTTGCGTAAGCTGAACCTGTTTGAAGGAATATACCCGTATTAGCTGCTATACTTTGATTTACCGATGCTAAACTTGTACTAAACGATGAACTTAAACTTGCAATCGATGCTACACTTCCACTTAAAGTTGATGCTATTGAAGCACTTATAGAAGAAGATATTAATAATTGAGATGCCGAAATTGACGAACTTACTACCGATACTTCTAAATCAGTTGCTATGGTTGATAGAGAACTACTAAGTGAGGAACTAACCGTATTAATAATAGTTTCTGTCAAAGAAGAACTCAAAGCACTAATGGTTCCACTTATAGAAGAACTTAATTGGGTTTGAGAAGCTAGACTTGAACTAAACGATGTTGCAACTGACGAACTCAATGTAGTTTGTGAAGCTTGACTTGCACTAAACGAAGTTGATACCGATGAACTTAAATTTGATAAGTTTAAACTCTGTGTTGCAAATGTTTGAGCTACTGATGAACTAAAATCTCCCGTTATACTTGCTATACTCGCATTACTCGCACTAAATGATGTTGCTACCGATGCACTAAATGTACTAATATTACCTGTTAAGTTGATTGGAGTATTACCATCACTACCTAACAAATATAAAGTTCCACTACCACTATCGTAATAAGGAACTCCATTTACTAAACCACCATAAGTCGATGCAGGAAATACATTTGGTGCCGAACTTCCAATTATAAATCTATTGGTAGCTTGAACTGAACCACTTTCAGTTGCAGCAAATAAAATAGCTGAACCATTTGAAGATGTAATATTTGACGAACCGGTTACAATTAATATTTCTCCTTTTTGTAAAGAACCTGTAATTGTGGATAACCTTTCTAACCTACCTCTTTTATGTTGTATTAATTGAGCCATCTATTTTGTCGTAATATTGTTTATAAATATGAGTTTTTATTATTAAAACTCACCCTGGTCAATAATAGCAGATGCCGTTTGATAAACCTCCACGTCGGTTGCAAATGTGTCTGCCAATGATGCCGTGTATGAATGGAAAGATGAAGTCGTTGTGTAAGATGTAGTTATAGCTCTTAAACTCGCACTTACTGATTGACTTAATGCAGTCACCGATAATGCGCTTCCACTTAATGTTGCAGCAATTGATGAACTTATTGAAGAAGATATTAAAACTTGCGATGCTGATAAAGAAGAACTTATTACTGCTACTTCTATATCCGTTGCTATATCACTATATCCAATTGTTCCACTAATGTATATTTGAGATGAACCCGACACAACCCCAGCTGGTAAAGTTGCTCCTACATTATTTGTTATAATATTTATAATAGATTGTGATAAAGATGATTCCAATGATTGAGATACAATCGTATTTACCGATGCACTAAAATCCGTTCCTATTTCCGCGGATTGTTGTAATGCAGAACCACTCTCTATTTGTTTTAATCTTATTAAGTTTGCCATATCCTATAAATATCGTTAAGATAGTTTTATATATCCGTAATTAATTGTTTGAGTTGTCCCACTATTATTTGTTATACCAAACTTAAATACATTTGAAGTATTTGGTGCGTATGATGCTGGGGAAGATATGAGAGTATTAGTTGTACCTATAATTTGGTCAGGCATTGCAGTTAAAACTAATGCATTACCTGCTGTGTAATACCAACCATATTGAGAACCAACTACCGGAACATTGGTATTTGATGTTGTTACAGTTGCGTTCCAAGTTATAATACCATTTGGAATATTACCATTTACCCACATTGTATATGAAGCACCTTGTTCAACTGTAAAACTTTGTGTAGATGCTCCTGCTGGTACCGACCAATCTCCCGTTGTTTTTGATGGGAATGCCGTTGTTAATTGAGTTGAACCACTTACTACACCATTTGTTGAATTGATTGTACCATTGATTGAACCAGTTACAATCAAATCTCCAGATACATATGTAGAACCTGATACGATTACCCTATCATGTCTTAATTGTAAAGGTGTTTTCCAAGTACTTGCTGCATTTGAAATAAGAAAATCCATTCTATTCAATGCAGCTTGTGCATCGTGTCCAGTTTGGATTTTATGAGTATATTGAGTAAGGTTACTACCTGCGTATCCAAATACAAATTGGTCTGCTGTATTACCTCCGGTTGTTCCGTTTTCAACACCAACTGCTCCTTTTAAATGTATTTTTTGTGTAGGTGTTGTTGTATTAACTGCTAATGATACGAATGATGCTGATGCGGAACCTGTAATATTTTGTGATATTAATAGTGAACCAGTTATTTGTTGATTTCCGTTGAATGTGTTTGAACCCGTAGTTGCAAATGATGATGTGTTTATTGTTTGTGAAGAACTTATAAAACCCAATGTTGTTATTTGAGCTGAACCACTTATAGTTCCGGCCGGTATTGCTGTTGACGAACTTATAAATCCAAATGCAGTTATTTGTGCAGATGAACTCAATAAATTTGAAGGTAATGGTTGAACACTACCACTCAATGTATATCTTGTATCTAATGAAGATGTTAATTGAGAAGAAGAACTTATTGCTCCACTTAATGATGTCAAAAATGAACCCGTTTCACTTTCAGTAATCCAACTACCACTTACACTTTCAATTGCGTTTAATCTATTCACCAATGATGATGTAGACTGTGATGCGGTGAATGTATTTAAATTTGAAATAGATGTTACCAAACTTGCAGTTGAAATACTTGCAGTAAATGTATTTAAATTACTAATAGAAGTTACAATTGATGCCGTAGTTACACTTGCAGTAAAAGTATTTAAATTTGAAATAGATGTTATTAAACTTCCAGTTGAAATACTTGCAGTATAAGAATTGAAAGATGATGTAGATAATTTTGTATCTAATGTATTACTTAATGCATTAGTTACTAAGTCCGTTGCAAATGCACCATCCAATGAAGATGTTAAATTATTTATAGAAATTTTATATGTTGTGCTACCTGAAATACCAAGCACAAAAGTTGTATCTAATGATGCTACACTTAATGCAGGTAATTCTGATATTTTTTTTCTTGAGTTTGCCATTTATTATATTATTATGTCTAAACCACTTTCGGTTATTATTATTGAGTCATCTTCGGTTGCAACTGGTACATCTACCAATTTTCCCATAACATAAATATCATTTATAGTCACATTATCGTAATCTATGTATTGTTCATTTAAAGTTATTACTACATTATTTCCAACTTCTTTGACTGTATAGTTTCCTGGAATATGTAAACCAAATACTAATACTTCAAAATTATTAGGAGATGCTCCTTCGGTTCCATAATCTAATGTAACATTGTATATCGTTAATGTATTTGTATTATTGTCAAATTCATCAATCATTCTTTGATTATATCTTGCACTATTTTCTAATATCTCTTGATAAAAATCCGATATTTTTGTTTTGTTATTTACAATTTTAGTTGGATTTGGATTTGAACGTGTTTTAGATTGAAATTTGGTATTGGTTGGAATTTCAATATTTTGTAAACTTCCGGTCAAATCATTGTTAGTAAGATTATTAATATTAACCTTTGGAACAACTTTATTAAGTTTTCTTGTATTTGATGAAAATTGTTTAAGCATATTGTTCTATATCTCCTTTTATTTCAATATAATCATCATCATCCAAAGTGAATTCAAATCTACTCTTAATAAATTTAACTAATAAACCACTTCCACCTTCTTCAACTATATAATCCGTTCCACTTATTGCTTGTGTGTTAATATAAACTTGTAATCTATCTTGTGTAGTTCTATATTCAATTTCTATTAATATATCTACAAATCTCCAACCCGTAGCTTCAAAAATCCAATAAGTAGAATTTGTTAAATCTTTTGGAGTTAAAACGGCTTTACCAGGTTTTCTACTGATTTTTTGAGTTATATCTAATAAACTTCTTTTCATTATACAATATCAATAAATTTACCTATAATAGTAACTTCATCGGTACTGGTTACACTAAATCCTAAAGAACCTGTTAAGAATTGTAATGATAATGATGTACTATTTACAGACCCGGTAATGTGTGTATTCCAATAATATCTAACACCATTTATATATGTTTTAACATCATATTGATTTTCACTATAAGTTATTCCTGCTGTAACTACCGATGATAATTGTGGAGGTGCTTGTATTAATTTTATATCATTGAAAGATGCGGAGTTTGGTGTTGTTATTGAACCGGTCATACTATTATTTAAAGATAAGAAATCAATTAAATCTTTGTTATCGTAATATGGTGATGGTGTTGTTAATAAACCTTCCAATCTACCATTTCCAGTTACATCCACTTCGGTTGCAATTACTACTCTTTTTGTAGACATTGATTTTTTAATAGTATTTTCTCCGTCAAATTTCTCTGGAAGTAAATATGCTTTAACATTTAAAGTAAATTCAACTCTGTTAATTCTTTCAGTTCCATCTCCTACTTCATTTATTACATTATAATCTGAAACGGATGTTCTAAATTTAAAATGGTCTTTATCTCCCCAATATGATGATGCGTAATTTAATTGTTCTATAACTCCATTTAATTGTTCTGTAAAATTAGTCCAAACCATACACTCATAATTTAACTCAACATATTCTGGCATTGTTATATTATAAATTTCATATTTTGGTTTTACATTTGAACCTAACAAACTAAATCTATCGTATCTATTATCTTTTGAATATTTTGTAATACCTGAATAAGATACATGTCTATTTAACATTGGCATGGTTTCATCTTTTGCAATAGATGTTCTTCGTATCATCATAAGTGGCAATTGTATTTTACCCTTATTGTCTCTATAAACACCTTGTCTCCTTGCACCAACCCATCTTTCCGAATTACCATATATAACAGGAATTTTTAATACCTTTCCATTATCATCTAAAGGTGGTAAAACAGTATCTTCCAAATATGTCATCATCGCATAGTCAATATCAAACAGAGTTATACTTTGCTTTAAGTCTCCTTTTGTGGATTTGATTTGTTTGGCTCTATTTAAATCGGTTCTTAGTGGATTTGTAGACATAATTATTTTGCTCTTTCTTCAATGTTTAATGTAGATTTAGATACCATAAATGTTTCACAAACAATACTGAAATTATTATCAGGACTACCACCTATAAATTGAATTTCATTTGTATTGTCAATTTCATAATAAGATGTGTCAAAAAATATAACATCACCTATTTCTGGATATACATTTTTTTCCTCACACATTGCTCTATCTAATTTAAATGTTATATTTTGTTGCATTTCAGGACCAAATCCTTCATATACAACATCTTCTGGGTTTTTTGCATATAATGCGTATAATTCAACTCCTGGATTCCAAGTTTTATTTAAAGATTCACCATATATATTTACTTTTGTTTCACTCATATTAATTTTGAATAAAACAATTGTATTTTGTATAACATCGTCTACCAGTTCTCTGGCAAAACTTTTAAATAACTCTATATCTCTACCGATTGCAAATTTTGACATATTATCCTACATATAATTTTAATGGAACTTTTCTTAACATTTCTTGATGATGATTTGATTCATGTGTTTTATTTTCCATCACATTCTTTCTACTCATCTCTTCCAAATTTTCTCTTAATTGTTTTACCAATTCATCTTTCTCAACCTGTGCTTCTGCTCTTAATGCTGCACCATCTAAACTTATCTCACCATCTGGAATTGGAACTGTTGAATATTTTTCTCTGATTGCACCTAATAATTCTTTTGATAATGCCAATGTATATTTTCTAATCCATTGTTTACCTACATCATTTATATTTGAATACTGAATAAAGTCATATGGAATGTCGGAATAGTCGGAAAGTGAATCACTTTGAATTGTTTGTGAATCATGTTCAAATTCATCTCTACTCATATACTCAAAATACATCTTACTTAGAACTCCTGTTGGTAAAGGAAATATTTCTAATTTATTATCTACTATATTAAATGTAAATGTGGATTTTCTAATATGGTCATTGAATTCAATTTGTTGCATTCTTAAAACATCTTCATACAAAGGCATCATTAAGAATTGAGCTACAGGAGAGAAATTTCCAAATCCCAACTCACTCATTAAATTTAAAGTTCCCTGTGCACCAACTGAATAAGGGTCAAAGAATCTTGTAATTGCAGGAACCGCTTCATGATATACTCTAGTTACATCTATTGTTGATGATGAACCTGATAATGATGATGAAATACTATTTCCGGTT